AAAAACAAAAAAACCTTGCCCAGAAGGAAAGATAAGAAATGAAAAAACAGGCCGATGCATTACAGTAAAAACAAAAAAACCTTGCCCAGAAGGAAAAGTGCGAAATGAAAAAACTGGCCGATGCATTACATTGAAAAATAAAAAAAATCTATAAATATAATAAATGAAACCGGATTTAGAAAAAAAAACGAAAAAAAGTAAATTAGTGAAACACAACAAAACGAAAAAACAAAAACAAGATTTCTTGCTTCTCTCTCATCGAACACCTGCAAAAATTGTTAAAATTAGCGAAGAGATTAACAGAGAAATTGATAAAAGTCCGATGCCCATCAATTCGTACAGTCCATCAATAAATAGAGAACTTGTCTCTTTGAAATCGGTTCAAAGAAAGGAGCTATTTAATTGCAACAATGACCGTGCATTCTTACTCAAAGCCCCTTTGAAAATTGGTGTGCCCGATAAGTCTGGTAAAAAAATCTGTTACCCATATGATGACCCAATCGCCAAAAAATATATGCTGAAAAATCTCAAGGCGAATAAACATGCCGACCCCAATAAAATTATTCCGCCGATCCAGGAATTGGCCAACTGCTGGTTTAACACAATGTTTGTGTCATTGTTTGTTTCCGACAAAGGTCGCAAATTCTTCCATTTTCTCAGACAAATGATGATTGAGGGGAAACAGAAAGGTGGCAATCCAATTCCCGAAGTGTTGAGAGACGGATTCGCACTCTTCAATTATGCCATTGATGCATGTTTAACCGGCAACAAATATGCGTATATTTTGAACACGAATGCCATTATCCAACAAATCTACGATTCTGTGCCGGACGATTATAAGGAGAAGTATTCCTATATTCGGGACGTGGATGAAGCTGGCAACCCAGTTCGTTATTATTTGAGCTTAATCAATTATCTGGGAAATCGCAATTTGCCCGTGCTATTTGTGCAGGATTGTGGGCCAAGTTGGCAGTCCCAAGTCCAAGAAAAATCAGCAGAAACATATTTACCCGCCGTAATTATTTTGGAATTCTTCAATGATGATGAGCCGACCACCAATAAGGAAACCAGTTTTACATTAAATGGTGCAAAATATTCATTAGATAGTTGCATTATTCGAGACACTGCGAAAAACCATTTCTCTTCATTGCTCACATGTGAAAAGAAGGAGATGGCATATGATGGGATGAGTTTTCATCGACTCACATACATGGATTGGAAAAGTAAGATAAACACCGATTTCAAATGGAAATTCAAAGGGTCGGAAGACGAAGGCCGACTGCTTACATGGAACTTTGCAAAAGGATACTATATGATGATTTATTACCGTGTGTAACAATCCGGAGATAAATAGTCTTTAAGCATTATATCAATTTTTGACGGTACAAAAATCTTCTGGTCTTTGTCATAACGCCAAAAGTCTTTGGTCTTCAAGTCACCATCATATTTATGTATTCTCTCGGTTAGCTTCATTATTTCCTGTATGCATTTCTCGGTAAAAGATGAATGGTTTCTCAAAACGAATAATCCAGCTCTATGATTGCCATCGCCAAACACCTGGTTCAAGATGATATACTGCGATATCAAAATTGCTCGTCTGTTAGCATCCATTCCTTCGTGATTTTTAATAAATTCTTCTAATTTTATTATACGGTCCGGACCCTTTGATAAAATTGGTTTAAGAATTGTATTTGCAACCGTTTCTTTATTGATTTTGTTGTTGCGTATGTATCCAAGTATTATATCCTTATTTCCTGGGTGAATTGTGTATTCCCGCATATCCTCGGGTTTTGGGGTTTTTTCAAATCGGTTATGTACATTGTCAATCAATAAATCTTTAATTAAACTATCAAAACCTCCTCTTAAACTGGTTGATAGTCCTTTTCCAACATCATACTTTTTCGTTTTTCTCTTTACTCTTCTATTTCTCTTTGTATTCTTCTTCATATAAATAATCAAAATATTATTATTTATATAATATATAAATGCCAACCGTCACCGAAATATACAAAGCAAATGTTTCTCTCCTTCAAGCACAATTGAATGCGACAATACGCAAAATCAATTTGATGCGTATCAGCAATATAATGAAAAAAAACCTGATAAATGCCGCCATAAATGCATCAAATGCAAATTTGAAAAAATTAACTGATAAATATAATCAGGATATGGCAGCAACGGGAAAAAAACGAAACGCGTTTATGGTCGGAATCAATTATACTGGAACCATCAATCAGCTATATGGATGCATCAATGACACAAAAAATGTACAAGACCTGCTAAAAAATAAATATAATTTTACCAATGTCACACTATTAAATGACGAAACGTCTGAAAAACCCACCAAACAAAACATATTAAATGGTTTGCAAACACTGCTAGCCAATACAAATTCGGGAGATACCGCATTTTTCATGTTTAGTGGTCACGGAACATGCACCGCCGATTTGAATGGCGATGAGAAAGATGGCCAAGACGAAATTATTATGCCGATAAATGCGTTTTCTCTCGATACATGCATTTTAGATGACGAACTCAACAAAATAATCAGAAACACATTAAAGCCGGGTGCAAAATTAGTTGCACTATTTGATTGTTGTTTTAGTGGAACTGTGCTGGACTTGCGTTATACTTATGGGTATCCAGACAATACAAATCAATCGGAAACTGCAGGTGATGTGTATATGATAAGTGGTTGCACAGACCAACAAACCAGTGCGGATACGGTTGCGCCGGTCAATGGAAAGGAAATGGCGTCGGGCGCGATGACGTATGCATTTTTGACATCGATTAAAGAAACCGCGATTATGGGTGATTTGGTCACGAAAATGCAGACATTTTTGAAAGACAATGGGTATCCGCAAAAGCCTTTGTTATCATCGGGAAAAAAAGTGGATTATGGTAAGACCAATTTTTTATAAATTAAGGGAACTCGTCGTTCCCTTATGATCCCATACTTAAATTGGATCGAATCTTGGATTTTTATTTTATTTATTCAAATAAAACAAAAAAAGGTGTAAGTATGGGATTATAAGGGAACGACGAGTTCCCTTAGGGAGGGGTCAAAGGGGAACTACGTTCCCCTTACCATTTGCCAGTGGTCTTTTTCACCATAATATTTTGTCCCTTTGCCTTTCTCTTTGCATGTGGATCATATTCTTCTCCATCATCGTCTGCCAAATTCTTCGATAATTCCCAGAACTCCTTGGAACCCAGTTTGAAATCAGGTCGGTCCGCAGCCTTGTACCAGAAAACTTGGTCGTTAATCTTGTTGGATTTGGCATTGTTTGATATCACCATGCACTCATAATTCTCGGTTGTCTGGTCCATAATGGTGCAAAATGATTCCAGTGTAGGAAACATAGACGCATAGTTCTCCCAAATCTTCTTACGATTGGATAAATAATTCTCTCGCAAAATAAAAACGTAATCAATATTGGTGCGGAGATTGGGCGGAATACCCAATGGGTATTGCATCGTGATGATCAACATCACCTTCCAATGTCTTCCGTTCATGAAGAGAGACCTCATCAACTTATCTTTGGTCCAGCTGTTATCGTACAAGCAATCATCGAGAATCACGAAGGTGCGCGGGTCAATGGTGCATTTCTTGTAAGTGTCCATCTCCGCCTGGCATTGTTTCATTACAGTTCGCTGACGTCTCAACACGTTCTCTATCAAAATAGTGTTATATTCCTCGTGAATGAAAAGTTTGGGAACCAGCTTTCCATAAAATCCGTTACCGGCTTCTGTTCCGGAAATGACGGTTCCAATGGGTATATCCTGGTGATGGTACAATAAATCTTTAACCAAAAAGGTTTTGCCGGTATCACGACGCCCAATTAAAACAATAACGGGTCCCTTGTTTTCTTTAGGGTCAAAGGTGATTGCACGCATATCAAATTTTTTCAATTCAAGTGTCATTTTAAATTAAATAATATATGTAAAATAAAGATAATAATTGACGTTTTGAAACGACGATTAGTTCAATATACCTAAATTATGTTTTAGCGTAAAATATAAATGGAGCACCAAAAATTCAGTATTTTTTATAAAAAGGCCAAGAAGATTGATTTAGAAATGTTGGAATCTGTTGGAGAAATCCAGAACTATAATCCCATTTATAGCCGTTTTTTCGAAATGGATGAAACCAATTACAATCGAATTGCTCTTAACCACAAATACCATATCCACGATTTAAAAACAGTGGTGGATGATAACGATACAAAGGTGGAAAAGGAAATCTTTGTCAAATTCTCTCCACTTTTGGATCCGCTCAATTATTTACGGGGCAAATACGATTTGGAAAGTCCCATTTTCAAAACACTTCCTAAACTTGGTTCAACTACAGAAACATGTTTGCCCAAAGTGTTGGATGTCAATAACTCTTCGTATGTGGATAGTTTTTTCTCTTACCTGACATCCATGTTGAAGGATACCCATGGCTGGGTGCATGGTGTTGAATATTATGGATCGGCACTTGCAGTACAGCGCGGATTCAAGTATGATATTGTGGATGACCTGGATTTCTTGTCAAAATGCCAGTTTTTCACCAATAATTTGAACAAGCATTTTACAGTGGATGAAGACACATCTATCATTTTGCGCGAGTATTCGGGAGAAGGTTCGCGCACCAATAAGAAGAAGCTGAGTATCAAAGATTTGGACATTGAGTTGGATATCGAGGAAGTAATAACGGAAACGACACAGGAGCCAGATGTCGAAACAAATCCTTCCTTGGAATATGAATCTGGACCGAAAGAATTGTCGGATGATGATGAATCCAGTAGTGATTCGGAAAGCGACGATTCCAAATCGGACACAACTGAATCTGAACCGTCCGAATCTGAATGGGAAACTGAATCGGAAGAAGGCGACGATGAAGAAGAAGAAGACGATTCCATTTTCGAAGAAGATGAAAAAATGTTCAGTTATCTGAATGAATTTCCAGTTCAGCTTATTTTCCAGGAAAAGTGCAAAGGCACTTTTGATGAATTGATTATGCAGAGAAAACTCAAAGATGATACATTTGTGGAAGCTCTTTTACAAGTGATTTTGTTATTAGCCACTTACCAAAAAGTGTTTGATTTTACCCACAACGATTTGCACACCAACAATATCATGTATGTAGAGACGGAGGAGAAGTTTCTCTATTATCGCATTGACGGAGTTTGTTATAAAGTCCCTACCAACGGTCGCATTTTTAAACTGATTGATTTTGGAAGAGCAATTTACCGATTTAGTGGAAAGACGTTTTGCAGTGACAGTTTTGCACCCAATGGCGACGCTGCGACCCAGTATAATTGTGAGCCTTATTTCAATGAGAAGAAACCCAGAATTGATCCGAATCCCAGTTTTGACCTATGTCGTCTGGGATGTTCTCTCTACGATTTCGTATGCAGAGATGACGAGGTGAAAACCCCCTTACAGAAACTGGTTGATTCGTGGTGCAACGATGATTACGGCAAAAGTGTTCTTTACAAAGCTACAGGACAAGAGAGATACCCCGATTTCAAACTGTATAAAATGATTGCGCGAACTGTGAATAATCTGGTTCCCAAAGAACAGCTGAAACAGGATATTTTCAAGAAGTATGTTTGCGAAGAAGATGTGTGTATAGATATTGATGCGTTGCCAAAATACACGTAAATCAATTGCAAACATTTTAGGTTAAAAACAATCCATTAGTAATAATTACTTAGTAATGGATAAAATTGACAAAATCATCTATATCAATATGGACGCCAGGACCGACCGGAGGTCGGCTCTTTTGCAAGAATTTGAGCGCATTGGTTTCCCCGAGAACAAAATCATCCGGTTTCCTGCATCCTCGTATAATGGTTGTCCCAATTCCGGTTGTTTGCTCAGCCACGCAAATGTCTTGGAAATGGCCTACGACATGGATTTGCAAAATGTTCTTGTATTGGAAGACGATTTTATTTTTATTGATGATGTAAGCAAAATCCATGCAGATATAAAAGCATTCTTCGAATTAAATATTGTTTGGGACGTGGTAATGCTGACCACCTGTGCAGCGGTCGTATCTGAATCAACGAACCACTTAATTTCGAGGATTTCATCCTCGGGTAATGGAGCGGGATATTTGGTAAATCGGTCAATGATGTTGGAACTTAGTACTTTATTCAAGTCCAATGTAGAGAACTTGTATTCAACCAAACAACACTGGGTTTATCAAAATGATAT